GGCACTGCCACCGGCACTGCCACCGGCACGAAAAATTTTCGCATCATGGTTTTGTCCCTCGGTTGTGAATGCAAGGCACCCCTTCGCGTGAATTTGTAGAACCAAAAGCGTGACGCTTTCAATGCCGCTGCGCAAATATTCAATTTGTCTCTATAAGTGGATGCGAAAGCAGAATTTTTGGGGGAGAGGGGGGATCGGAAATCGCGTGCGCGTGCGGGTGACACCGGGGGGCGGGTGGCGGGCGCTGCCCGACGCGGGCTCTCCGCGCGGCGCTGGGCTTGGCTTGGCTGGCCGCTACCTTGCATTGATAGGTAGCATTAGGGCAAGCTCCACAATATGCTCTATATTGTTTCGGGCGCCACTAATGCCTTGAAACTGCTATGTTTTACCTGCTTTGTGCCTGGGGTTTGCTCGAAAGTTTCAAGTTTACTGCCTTCTAGCGTCTCTTTGGCTGGGGGCAGGCTGGCAGCGGCGGCCAGCAGGGCAGCACCATTGCGCACCAATCCCTCTAGCTCCTGGCGAGTTAGCTCGCCTAGGCGCTTCCCATCCGAACTTGCGGCGCCATCCAATCCCGTGGATCGCGCCTTTTCCAACTGCGCTCGCTGTACCACGCCGGAAAATTCAACAATCCGACACGCAACATCCGCGCGAAGCTTTAGCGGCGCTTCCTCATCATCGACAACACGCCGCAGGAAATTCACCGCCCTGGCGGCCATCGGTCCAGAGATCGCTTCGCGCAATGCTGCATCAATTGCTTGCGCTACATGGGGAACATGCAAGACGGTCCAAGCAATCGTCGGCGCCGTCTTAGCCGAGTATCCGGCAGCGATTGCCGACCGCGTTCCATTCCCGGCGAACTTTCCGTTCGTGAACTCTTGAACGAACTTTTCCTGTTGCGCCGTCAGCAAAGACACTTTGTCTTTTTTTCTTGACAGCATTTTGTCACCTCATCTAGAAACAAACCGTTCAGCGGCATTCTACGCCGTTCGACGCCACACAACCAAGGAGCAAACCACCATGAATACCCGTCAAGCCGCTTTTGCCGTCTCCCATCCATCCGCCTGGGACTGGATACAATCCAACCCCGGCTTTGGCTTTGCCGTGGATATGGCCGCTTGCATCGCCCGGTATGGCTCGCTTACCCCGAACCAACTTTCCGCCGTGTTGCGCTGTGCCGACCGCGCCAAGACCAAGCCCCAGGCGCAAGCCATGGACCCCGCCTTGATCGAGGCGGCCTTTGCCAAGGCGTCCCAGACCTTGCAGAAGCCTATTCTGCGGGTTGCTGGCCTCACCATCAGCCGCGCCGCCGCCAATTCCAAAAACCCCGGCGCCTTGTACGTCAAAGAGAAATCCACCTATCTGGGTAAGATCATGTCCGGCGCCTTCACGCCGTCGCGCGATTGCACGCCCTTGCACTCTGCCAAGCTGGAAGCGATTGCGACCGATCCCCGCGCCGCCGCCCTGGCCCATGGCATCGCCACCGGCATTTGCTCTTGCTGCAATCGCACCTTGACCGACCCTGAAAGCGTGGCGCGCGGCATTGGTCCGATATGCGCGGAAAAGTTCGGTTGGTAGGTTATCGGCTAATCGCCTGGGCAACTGTCCAGGCGATTGACCGGCGACAGATCGACCGGACAACCAAGGAGCAAACCTTATGCCTTCGCCTTACGACACAACCCGCGCCCTGCTTTTGGGCGCCAACACCGCGACCGAAGAAAACGACACCACCAAAGGCGCACTAGAGGCAATGGTGGACCTCTACGGCTTGGCCGTTGTGGTATCCGCCCTGGCCGATGTATGCGACGACAAAACCGACGCCCTGGCAAACGTCCATGGTGCAGACGCCGCTCAAAAGCGCTGGGCCATCGCGCGGGACTATCTCAACAAAGCCTGTCTATCCACCGCCCTGGGTGATCTCACGCCCAACGGCGCCCTTGAAACCCTTTGGAGCCACTAACATGCAATTCCCCCGCATTCACTTGAACGGCAGCCACGGCCCCAGCTTGTTAGAGCAATACGACGACGCCATCGCCGCACTGAAAACCGCGCAATCCTTCTTGCGCGTGATCGACGTGAACAACCGCGATTACTACATCATTTCCGCCGACGCCGGGACCGCCGCCTTTGCCGAGCATCACGCCCGGCTAAAAGCGCTCGACACCATCACCGCCGAACTGATGACCATTGCGGAGAACATCGACGCCCAGCTTTACGACCTCAAGCGCTAAGGAGGCTTTCCGCTTCTGCCCAGGCTCACACCCTGGACAGATGCGGGCAGCTTGCCCGGCACTGAGCAACCAAGGAGCAAACAAGAATGAAACTGGCTATTCAAATCGAAATGGACAACGCCGCCTTTGACGGCGACGAAAACGGCAGCGAAGCCGCAACCATATTGCGCGGACTGGCCGCCAACATTGAAGGCGTTGGTTTGTGCGCAAAAGACCACGGCACTCTCTACGATCACAACGGCAACCGCACGGGCGCATGGTCGGTGAGCGGCAGGAAGCCCCGCTAATGCTCGCCACCATCCTGCACGCCATTTTCACCGGCGCCTCGCTTGTCATTGGCCTTCTGTCCATCGCCCTGGCGGGCGCCGCCTATCTCATTGACCTCATCACCGGAAGAACCAAGCTATGAAAGACCGCCGTTACTCCATCGCCCGCGAATATTGCGGACACCCGAAACCGCGCTGGGTGGTGCGCTTCTGTGATCTCTGGATTGACCATGCGGGCACGCGCCGCGCCGCCCTCATCATCGCCCAGGACCATCAGCGCCGCCGCCTGGCGGCGATCAGCGCCAGCCACTACTAGCAGCACGGCTAATGCTCTGGGTGATCTCGCCCAGGGCATTGACCGGACTGAGAGCCGGACAACAACCAAGGAGCAAAACCCAATGACAATTTCCTTCGCCAAGATACTGAAAGCCAGCGAACATTATGCAGCCCATGGACAAAATGCGAGCATCGTAATTCGCACCAGCTACGCCGACCCGATGCGAAGCGACCCCAACGCCAAAAAACAGACCACCATTTGCTTGCGGCGCGGGCGCGACAACGACCGCGAAGCCGTTCAACTGGAAATCACCATCGAAACCATTGGCAAAGCACGCACCACGCGCAAAGACGCCAGCATCAGCCTCGACCAGCAGACCTGGGACGCCATTGTGAAACACGTCCGCGCAAATCGGACTATCGCCCGCTAGCAGCACGGCTAATGCTCTGGGTGATCTCGCCCAGGGCATTGACCGGACTGAGAGCCGGATACCAACCAAGGAGCAAAACCCAATGACGACCCAAACACAGATGAAACACTACGACACCACCGCAAACGCCCTGGCGCGTGCCATCGCCCGGCACTTTGGCGGCACCGTCAAGCCGCCCGGACGCGACGGCGAATTGTACGAGAATTGGGCAACCGTCCACATGCCCGCTTGCGATCCCGTGCCCGCCTACAGCCTGGGGATCGACTTGCGCGGCTGGGGCTCGACCGCCCACAAAGCCACCGTGCGCGTCTCCCCGTTGGTCCATGATCCGGACGTTTCCAGGCGTGACCTTGAATTTCCAGAGGCATCATTCGACAGCCGCAGGCCCATGCCCAAACTCATGGCCGAGATTGAACGCCGGGTTATTACCAATCCGGCAGCGAAAAAATCCCTGATCGAATACCAAGAACGCGCCGCCATGCGCCGCGACAGTCACACCGCCCTGAAAGCCCATGTTGAAAAACTGCAAGCCACTGTCCCAGGTTTTCAACTGCGCTCCCGCCATGACCAGATCGGCGCCTACAATTGCCGCTTCTACAGCTATGCCGGGGTCAGCTTTGACGCCGAAGTGAACAACGACGGCTCCATCAGCTTCGAGCGGATCAGCAGCATGGACATGGACACCGCCTTGCAAATCATGGCCCTGCTTGCCAAGAAGAAAGCCCGCTAACGTCACGGCTAAAGCCCTGGGAGACGCGCCCAGGGCTTTGACCGGCGACGAGAGCCGGATACCAATCAAGGAGCAAAAACCCATGCTAACCCTGCACGCTTTTTATGAATGGCTGAACCCCGAAGGCTTGACCATCACCGAGAAATACAGCGCCGCCCGCCTGCTTGATCCGGCGAACTTTGTGGAAGTGGACGAGGAAACCTACTGGAATTTCTTGGAGTGTATGCCGCCCAAGGACTACGAACGCTTTGGTTTTTCCGTCTGCGAAGCCGAAACCCAGACCCATAAGAATGGCGCCTGGACCGATATTAGGCTCGCCTTCTACAAAATCGACGGCCACTATTTTGCCGCCCACATCACCGACCAGGAGAGCCACGCCGAAGGCTTCACGGCCACCGCCAACCGCATCAGGGACAGGGTGCGCGCCGCCGCCTAGTGACACGGCTAAAGCCTGAGTGATCTCGCCCAGGCTTTGACCGGCGCCAAGAGAGCCCGGACAACCGAAGGAGCAAACCCGCATGACCGAGAAAATTCATTGCTATTGTCGCGTCGTCAGCCGCGAAATGGCACGCCGCGAGGACGTGGCCGACAAAACCGGCAAAGTCATCGGCTGGCATACTGTCCCGGACGGCAGGGAAACCGCAGAAATTGAAATCGTCATCGACAAGGAAGCCTTAGCCAACTGGCTGGGACGCAAGGCCATGGCAAACCGCAGCGGCAGAAGTCACACCATGAACGGCATTATCAAAGCCCGCGCCGTCAATCGCCACATCATCACCAAGGAAGGCTAGACCGTGACCATGCGACAACCCGATAAAACTTCTGCCCTGGCTTACCGCCTGGGATTTGCTGGCCTCATCGGCGGCCCGGTCCTGCTGCTTTGGATATTTCCGCCACAGATTGAATTTAACCCGGCACTAACGAGCAATCTTATTTATTGGCTTGGCTGGCTTTTCTGGCTTTGCTTTACCGCTGGTGGAGCTGCGATCTTGGGAATGAACCTAGGCCAAGCAATAAGCGACCGCAAAAACTGACACAAAAACACTAAGGGAACATGCCGCGCGCCGTCCGTCTCCCCCAGGAGCCGGGCGGCGTCTTGCTTTTTGATACCCTTTCTGCCATCCACCCCAGGCGCGGCCTCTGGGTCTTGGGTTTGCTCCCCGGTTGGGCCTGGACCACGCGCCCGGCGACGGTAGGACCGTCACGCTTCTACCGTCGCCACCCCCCTTAAATCCCGCTTAACCCTCAAAATGTCTCTGAGGTGGCAAAGCCCCCAGCCCCCATGCTACAAAATGTCTTGCAACTGCTTCGGGGAGCCTTTGGGATGAAGGGTGACTATCGTTGGCTGAGAGATCACAAAGACCCCATCATTGATTTGCTGCGCACCGAAATGCAGCGCCAGGGCGGGCAGAATTTGCCCCCGGAATTTCTCGACCAGGTTGCGTACAAGTCCGGCATTCATCCGCAAACAATCCGGGCTTGGCTTTTTGGCGACACCCGCCATCCGCAGAATTTGACCGTGCGCTTTGTTTGGGAAGCCTTGGGCTGTCACGTTCAAATCGTCCGAGAGGACGGCACAGAAGTAAAATCCAAAAAGGGATGAACCATGACGGCAAAGAAAAAGAACGGCCATTCGACACGCAGCACGCGCCTGGACCTTTCCAAAGCCCCGCCCGATCTCGCCCGGCTGATCCGTCACTTTGGCAACGCCGCCGAAGTGGCCCGCCGCCTGGACGTGGGCAAGTTCGCGATCCGCGATCTCGCCCGTGGCAAGACCAAGACCATGACGCCGGAAATTGCCGAAGCCATAGCGCGCGAGCTTGCCGCCTTGCCGGACGACGCCGGGCTAGGCCCCGATCTCCCGCCCATCGTGACAGCCACCCTAGCGCCCAAGAGTTACGCGCCCTGGGACGGTTCGCGCGGCCCGTTCAAGGCGCGCGACAAGAACGGCAAGATACGGACGATCAAGCTGCCCACGCCCATGCTGCAATTGATCGAACGCCATGAGGGGGTCAAGGTCAAAGCGGCAAACGCCATCGGCTATTCCGGTTGGAGCAGCCTGGAAGCCATCGCCGCCAAGGATGAAGCCTACACCAACAAGCTGCACAATCGCATTATGGCAGCGCTGGCAGGCGATCCGGTCCCGCCCAAGAACGGCAACAGCGGCGGCCCGGAGGTGGACGAATACCGCCTGGGCATGGCGATTTGCCTTGTCCCTTTGGCGAACTATGACCGGCTGGACGAAATGGCCGCGATCCTCGACGGCAGGCGCGTGTTCCGCAAAGTGTTCAAGACCAATGCCCTCATCGTCTTTCACTTCGGCGTCTCTCACCGCGACAAGACCGAGAAATTCAAGCGACTGGCGAAACGGGATGCAGACATAACATGCCCATGACCGACGAACACCGCCTGAAAAACAATGCCTGCGATATAACCTCTTTCGGCGTCATCGCGCGCTGCACTTGCGGATGGAATAGCGGCCCGCGCTTTTCCGGCATGGTGGCGCGGGCGATCTTCCAACAGCACCAAGAGGACGAACAGCACAAAGCGAACCCGGCACCCAAGGAATAATTGGAGCAGCCGAACGGGCGCGGTTGGTTGTGAAGGAACCAACCGCGCCCTTTTTTGCGTCACCGATCAGGCATGCCCCCTGGGATTGTTCAGCGCTTCCTTGACAATCTCTGCCTCGAAATAATGGATTTGCTCCTTGAGCAAGCGCACCACATCGCCGCGCTCCGCATTGCTCATGTAATTGCAGCGCCCGAGCTCATCGCCAAACGGAAACACCATCAACACAAATCCCGTGTTGCGTTCCATATCGCCACCCTCATCAGGCGGCCCGTTGAACATCACATCAATGGCACGGCCCAGGCCGCGCATGGTGTCCATAAATTCCTCTTGTACCGGACCATCGCCCAATGTGTGCATCTGCTTTCTCCCTCTTTCATGGCGTCAGCCATTCCGGCTTAGGCCCCTGCTTGGCCTCTTTCATAAACACGCCCCACCAGTCCTCATTGAACAGCGCCACCGTCAGGGTGACGGCACTGTGATTGCTCCAAAGCTTCTGGCCGACGAAATGCGCTACCCGGCAATCATCCCCGCCCAGGGCGCCCGCCTTCTGCAAACAGTCCAAGACGAGCTTGCCCAGGTTGTCGGTGTCCGGCTTGCCCATATGCGGCTTGCCCCAAGTGTCCTGCAAATCCGTCTGGAATTGCCACAGGGCGGCCACAGCCACAGCCTGACCGGCAAACGCTTGTTGAAGCCTACGTTCACCAGCATTCAACACGGCGGCCCTGGCGCGGGCTTGTAGGGCTTCTGCGTAGTGCTTGGCGGCGCCCGTGACCGATACCGGCACGCCACCCCGGCCCGGCACAAATCGGGCTCGCGGCAATGCAAGAGGACGGCCTTTCATCGTCACCACCAAAACGAAATTTTCCAGGGTGCTGGGTCTGCTGGGCCGGTGCGTGGTCATAATACCTTTCTGGCGTCCGCCCTCCCCATAAGGGCGGCTTTAACGCCTAGGGGGATTAATTGATTAAAATAGCGCTGTCCCAGTAACCCAGCACAGATAACGTGTTGAAAATGTTGAATATTGCTGGGCCATACGTCTTGCCCAAAAAAAAGACAATTGACCCAGACCATTGACCCAGGATTTTTCTTTGTTTTCATCACGTTATCATTCCTGGGTCAGCCGGGTCAAAATTCCTGGGTCAATAGGGAACTTTCAGTTTGACCCAGCATTCGGGTCTAATTTCGGCAGTTGCGGCGCGTCATTCTGGGCACGATTGGCATAGGGTGTGCGGTCGAATTGGTGCCCCTTTTCGACAATCAAATCCTCGCTCACATGGGGCACAAAAAGCGCCTCCCAATCGGGCGCCTTGAAGTCCGCGCCGTCGCGGACGGCATAGCCGCCGCCATTGTCGCCCACGTTGGACGCCATGGGACCGCCTGGCACGTCCAAATGACTGTAGCGGCTCGCACCCTTGGGCTTGCACAGAACCAGCCTCTTGCCCCCTTCCTCGCTCAACAGGAAGCCAATCAGGCTTTCAATCTTTTCCCGCGTGAGATCGCGGATTGCGAACGGAGTTTGATGCTTGCGCCCTTTGGGTGGATCGCGCGCCATGTCGGTTGTGGTGAACGGATGGAACATTTCGGCGGCATATTCGACAGCCTTGACCGCCCAGGCCGCTATGGTTTCGGCATCATCGACATTGCGCACCGCTTGTTCCTTTTCCGTCACATCGACCAGGAGCCCGGACGGCTGGCGCAACAGCGTGCGGGTTCCATAGTTCATTTCCGGATTGTTGGCCTTGATGACGGCAAAATTGAACAGCCGTCCCGTCTGCGGTTCCTCATTCAAGCGTTCCATCCGCTGCTTGAAATCCGGCGCGTGCCAGAACCCCAGGGCGCCGCGAAAGGCGCCGATCAGTGCGGTTGAACCCCGAATGGCGTGCTTCATGTCCTCCGGAGTGTAAATTTTCGTGTTCGCGCCAGGCTTGCGGATATGGTGCGTGATAATCAGCGCCGCGCCAAGCTTCCCGCAAATGTCGGCACATGCCGCCTGGACATATTCATTGATGACGGTCGCAGAATTTTCCTCGCCGTGCAGCGTCGTGTTCAGGGTGTCGATAATGACAAGTTGGAGGTCGGCAATGCCATGCAATTGGTCAAGCCAGTTTCTCCAACGCTCGCCCAATTGCGGCGCCCCGCTATAGCGCTCGCGCTCGACCAGTTGAAAGGCGCCGCCTATGCTCATGGTCGGCACGATCACCAGCTTTTTGCGGATTTGCTGGAATTGTGCCGGGGTCAAAATCTCTTTCAGCCGGATATGCAATTCCTCATCATCATCTTCGGTCGTGAACATCACCACCGTACCACCGGCATCATCGGCCAGCGGCATACCACACCAGCTTTGCAATTTGTCCGGTGTGTGCATGGCAATCTTGGCGCCCAAGTCTATCAAGAGAAAAGTCTTACCAGCGCCGCCCTCGGCGGCCAGCAAATGCGGCTTGCCCGCCATGATAAGACCGGACACCAAAAACTTGCGATCCGGTTTGTCCACATCGGCCCAACGGTCGGCAAAGAAATTGGATAGCGCCGGGCGCTCCGCATAACTGCCATCCAGGCCGCGAACCATTTTCAAGTCTTTGGGCGCCGTTTCGACTTGCGTTGATTGCGCCACCGCTGGCACCAGCTTGGGCTTTTCAATCGGCCCCTTTTCGCGCAAATCCTTTTCGACCAGGGCATTCCATTCTGTGTTGAAGCGCTGCATCGGCCACGGCGGAACCATGTGCGTTTCCATCCATGCCACGGTTGCGGCCTTGGCTTGGTCCAGTGTGATCCGGCCCGTGCGCGCCTCAAAAATGTGAAGCCCAGCGGCGACATTGAAATTTGACCAGCGGGTTTTATCGCCTTCGCCGCCCTCATGTATGTCTTGCGTCAAGACCGGCACCAAATCCGTCTTTTCGCTTTGCAGATCACCCTTGGCCGCCTTGAACGCGGCGAAGTTCAAGCCGTGGCCGTTGGCATAGACGCTAGAACCGACGACGCGGCCCAATAGGGAGGTATCCAATTGGATACCTTCGGCGCACGGCATCGCCGCCACCGACGCCGCCAATTCTTCTAGCTCAAACTCGCGTTGCGATTTGGCCGCGATCAGGCAAGGCCGCTCGACGTTGTTTTTGGAATAGACCGATCCCGGTATGCGTATGACCTGGGTGGAACGGCCAAAGGCGGCATCACCGCCCAGCTTCAACGCCAATTCCTTGCGCACCAGGGCAATCCGCGCCACTTCCGCGCTTGGCTCCGTCAGCCGCCAATAGATATGAAGCTTCGGGGCGCCGGTTTCCGTCACCCCGCCCGAATGCACCACCATGGACGGCGTGCCCAGATATTTGCTGGCGTGCGCCAACTTGGCCGCCGTGTCGCCTTTGTCCACATCCGCCACCAGGGCGGTAAACTGCAATATCCGGTCCTCAGTCGCTTTTTTGTCGGACAGGGCGCGCGGGCTTATGGCCGCCGGAACGATGAAACACGCGCGATGGTTCGCACTCCACCGGCAGACATGACCGAAAATTTGATCCACTCCCAGCGGCGACAATGGCGGCAATATCTGCACATCATTGAACGCCCCCTCACGATCCGTACCTTTCTCGCCCAGGCCGCGTAGCGCAATTGCATAGCAAAAATTTTCCTCTCCCGGCTCCAGATACCCAAACATCATATCCAGGTAATCGGCCAAATCCGCGCGGTTTGGCGTCAGGCTCAAAACGGAACCTCATCCATGTCATTGGGATTGAACGGCGGCGGGGCGCGATCCCAGCACGCGCGCCGATAATCACAGAATTTGCAGACAACATCATCCAGGCCCCGGCCCAGGCGCGCGAGATCGTAAGGGCTCTTGCTGGAAATCACTTGCACCGCCCGGTCGCTCAACCGTTGTGCCGTTTCGAGATCAAACAGGATCAACTCGAAATAGTATTTCATGGTATCGAGATTGAGCATCGAGAACAGGGTTTTGGTCACGCCCAGATAACCCATATTGGTTTGCATTTGCCCGTAATAAACCGGGTCGGCCTTGCGCACGGTTTCCTTGCAGAATTTTTTCCATTTCTTATCCGTGGCCTTTTTGCTTTCCCAGATCAGCGGCGGCTCCAACAGCTTTTTCAAATGGGGATGCTCGACCTCGGTAATGATGCCGTCCACTTCCCCGGCCATGTGGTACTGGCCGTTTGCATCCCTGGCCGCCTTCCAGCCGATTTGCTTACCGATCTCATCGGGCGCCGCCGTCTTGACCGTGATCCCGCATAGACCCATCCACGCGGCTGTCATGTGTTCGGTCCAGTGTCCGGCTTCGGCATGTCGCGCCAATTCTCCGGCGTTTACGGTGGTGTCAATTCTTTCCTTGATCGCCCGATGATAGCGAAAGGCCAATTCACGCCCGCATTCCAGGCCGATATATCCGGCGCCAATCCGGTTCAACGCCACATCGCCTTGACCGGAACCACGCCCGGCGTCGTACTCCGCCTTGCGCCGTTCCTCTATCGCTTCATCCAGCATGTCCACCAGCATTTCCATGACTTCGCCGCTGGCGACAGCCGCCGCCCGATTGCTGAAATCCATTAGCGCCTCTGTTGCGTGACCCCGTTGATGGATTGCGTGGTAGGTTGCGCCACGGGCGCAAATGTCACCATAACCGCCTCTGCCACGAAAAATTTCTGGCCTGGGTTTTCAATCGCCAGATTGACCGCCCGTTCCTGGGCCGCTTCCTCATTGCGAAAATATTCCGCCTCATCGCCCTCATCCGCGAAAGAGGTAAAATTATCATCGGCAATGACCCAGAAACGCGGCTCATGTTTTGCTGGCTCTTTCATTGGTAAGACCCCCTTTTCCCATTGAGCAGTTTGCTAAAAATAGACTGTGCTTCGGGCGTGGCCGCCCATTCGTCGCTTTCCTCTTTGGTGGCATCAAACTCGCCACAAGCCACGCGCAAGGCGAACTTGCGAAAGCCCGCCGCCGTCAATTCGGTATGAAGCTGGGTGATTGGGCAAGCGTGAGCGTCGGAGAAATCATCGAACTCGCCCGTGGCCGCGCGCACCGCCAAGGCTTCGTACTTGGCGGCATTTTCTGGCGAGGCTTGCGCCGCCACCGTGCGCAATTCCGCCGCCAGTCGGTCCCTGGTTCGCATCAGATGAACCCTTTCTTCTTGAGTACCCATTCCATGACAAGCAACGTGGTTTCCTTGCCCATGTCGGAGCGGCGCAACTGCGTTTCATCGGCGCCGTGAATTGTGGAGCGTGGTATCCAATCCTCTGTCTCGCCATCCTGGCTTTCAAACAACACGGCATTGGGTGACACCGCGCGGATGGTGCCGCTAATGCGAATATAGGCTTCATCGCTTGGCATGGATCACCACTCTTGCGCTGGCGCCTGCACCCCGAAATCCAGCATGTTGCCTTTATCGGGGCGGGCGATGTGAGCATAGAAATACGCCTTGCCGTCGCCAGCTTCGCACGCCCGCTTGACGGGCGCCGGGAGTTTTTTCATTGGCATATATTCCCGCCACGCATCACTTTCGGGATAGATCAAGGCGGGCGGATCGGGGTCCGTACTAGCAAGCGGGATTTGCACTTTCACAATCATTTATTCCTCCGGGTTGGTAGCCAGCCATGCCCGCAATTTTTCCAGCCCGATTTTCGCCTGATCCAAGGCGGCCATGCGGCTTTCCGGCGAGCGTTGTTCATCGGTCGCAACAATCATGTCCTGAAACATCCGCGCCAACGTGGCATGGATCAGCCCTTGGGTTTGCATCTGGCGCCGCAGCTTGCGGACATGCACGCCGCTCCATGTGTCGGCAATTTTCATTCGGCGGCCTCTTTGATCTCTTGATTGTGTTGTGTCGCCATGTGCCGCGCCAGATTTTCAAAGCTCCGGTTGCAGCAAGGGCAGACGCCGTGACCGACGCGGGTTGAAATCCGCTTGGCCCGCTTCTTGGCCCGCCGCAAATCCACTCTCGCCTTGTCGCGTTCCTGGCGCGTATCCCGAATTTCATCATCCTTTTGCGCCAATTGCTGCTTGAGCATGTTGCGCTCGCGCCGCAACTTGGTTTCCTCCGTCTCGCCCGCTGGGTAATGCGCGCTATGGCCGTAAGGGCACCAAAAGGAAATATCCTCATTGGCCTTGGCGGCAAAGTACAACGGCCCCGGCAGATAATAGGACGTTCTGCACTTCCAGCACGTTATCTGCACGAAATCGTCAATTAGCATCAGTGCTGCACCCAATTGCATAGCGCCCACACACCCACCACCAGGAAGGAGATCAAACACCAAAACGCTGCGACGATCAGCGCAGCGTGGAACACGCTACTGCCCTGGCGGTTTCTTGGGGGGAAATTTCCCGGCAGCTTTGTCCGCCATATAAAATTCTTTCCCCACATAGGCGGGAATACCTGTCTGCCTTGCGAACTTGGGATTGTTCGCTACCGCCGCCATGAGGTCATGTTGGGCTTTGCTGCTGCTTGATCGCGGGGGTTTGTCGCCCGGCATCGTCCACCTCCATTGCTAGATCAATCATCCGCTCAATTCGCGCCGTGATTTGCCACGCCGCCATTGCGACATGCTCACTACAGTATCCCCGTCGCGGCATTCGGAACCCGTCAAAACCTGGCTCTCCAAATATATACGACGCAATGCCTCTACAGACTTCGCAGAAAGTTGCTCGTCCTTCACAAGCTGGGACGTTGGGAAGATCGTCTCGAAATTCGGCAAAGTAAGTTGGCACATCGCCTTCTGTCCTCATGCCGCCATGCGGCGCTGTTCCCGGTAATCCTCCAACCGCCTCTTGATCCCACGTTCGTTCATTTTCCAGGTGATGCAACAGGCCGCGCGGTATCGCGTCAGGCCCATGGCGCTCATGTGCGTCAATCCCAGGAATTGCAATTGCTTGTCGGTCGGCGCCTGGGACAGCCAGTAATTCATTTTTCCGGCTTTGCCTTGGTCGCCTTGCTGGCGCAAGAAATCATCGGCACTCACCAGGGCAAGCGCGGCATCGGCATTATCACCCAGGAGCCGCATGGGTTCGGCCTTGCGCCCGCCCAGGGCAATCCACCGGCCCTGATACTTCACCACGGTTGCCCAGGCATCCAGGGCACACGCCATCCAGCACAAGCCTTCAAACATGGTTTCCCAGCGATAGGGCGACATTTGCAGGAGATCAATTTCCGACAAACGGAAATGCTCCAATGTTGGCTTATCCTTGGCGAACGGGGCGCCGCACGCTTCGCAAAAATGCGCGCTCATGGGATTTTCGGCGCCGCATTCGCGGCACAACTTATATTCCGTGGTTTCTTCCAGAATAATGGGGAACACAAATCCGCAAATCGGACATTCGGTGCATTGCTTGGGGATCAGGGCTTTGCAACTGGTGCATTCCCTCAAGCCGCCGCCCTCAAGGTACACATCCTGTTCAATAGAGCCGTGCGTCAGGATCGACGTGCCGAAATCCAGAACAATGCAATCGTCCTTCTGCACATTGGGATAGCGTTCGGGATCGACCTTGCGCAGCCCGCGCCCGATCATTTGGATCATGGTCGATTTGTACGAACTTGGCCGCAGCAGAATGATGCAGCTTGCCGGTTGGCAATCCCATCCTTCCGTCAGCACCGCGACATTGACGATGACGCGCACCTCGCAGGCATCGAAAGCACTGAGCGTTTCGCGCCGTTCGGTGTCGCTCATTTCATGGTGAACCATGGTGCATGTCGCGCCCGCCGCTTCAAAGGCCGCCTTGACGTGTTCGGCGTGCGCGATAGTGGAACAGAAACAGACGGTTTGCCGGTCCGCCGCCATCTTTTGCCATTCTTCGACAATGCGATGGTTCAACACCGCATGATCCATGATCCGCTCGACTTCGGTCATATCGAAATCTTGGGCCGTGCGCTTGACGTTGCGCAATTCTTCTTGCGTGCCAATGTCGATAACAAAGGTGCGCGGCTTGACCAAGAAACCCGTTTCAATGAGTTCCTTAATCATGATTTGGTCGGCGCAATTGGTGAACACGCCCTTGAGTGCTTTCTTGTCGCCACGGTTCGGCGTGGCCGTGACCCCCAGCAGCTTGCACTTGGGGTTCAGCTTCAAGGTGTGGTCGATAATGCGAAGATAGCTGTCAGCCGCGCAATGGTGCGCTTCATCAATCGCCAACAAGCCCAGGTGCGGCATGGTTTTGAGGTTTTCAGGGCGCATCAGAGTTTGCGCCATGGCAAACGTCACGCCATCCCGCACCCAGCACTTGCGGTCAGCCGTGAACAGGTCGGACGCCATGAGCTTGTTGAAGTCATAGAGCGTCTTGCGGTTCTGGCCTACCAATTCGTCCCGATGCTGCAAAATGCAAACAGGGCCGTCCCATCCTGTCTTATCCGACGCAATGGCCGACAGGCAGACCGTCTTACCGGCGCCGGTCGGTGCCACCCCCAGGGTATTACCGTGCTGCACCAGGGCGGCACTACAGCGCTCAACAAAAGTTTCCTGGCGCCGACGCAATTGCATGGGTCACGCCCTTTGCCGCGCGGGAACTTCCGCCATCACGATATAGCCCTGGCTTGCCAACAGCTTGATCGCCAATCGCCTGATCCGGCTATCGCGCGGCAGCTTCGCAATTTGCACCAAGGCCCAGAGCCCGCGCACGCGGCGCCGATAATTGCGGCCCGTGGCGGGCAGATTAACCGCTTGTGCCGCCTGCCAATATCGCTTTGCCGTTGTCATAGGCGCCTCCGATAGACGCCCGCCAAGCCCTTTGAAGCACCATATAGCAAGCCAGCGGGTCACGAAATTCAAATTGTCTTTCAACCGGCTTAAATCTGTCCTGCCTTGAGAAAACCGGGCGCGGCATTGGGATTGAACCCGCTGCGCTGTTCCGGTTGCGGCGTGCTGGTTTCGGCAGCGAAACCTTGCGGCTTTGGCGCGGTCGGCGCCACTGGACCAAAGCCCCCTTGACTTTTCTTGTCCGGCACTTGCACGCCATGATCGTTGTTGCACAATTTCACGAAATTTTTGCATGACTGGCTGGCTTCATTCGGGGTCAGATATTCGCCAACCTCATTCTTGTCACTATAGCCGTCTTTGCCTTGGTCAATCTTGACCTTGATCGCCACATGCTTTCCATCCAGCAACATCAGCACTTTTTCGCAACTGATCCCGCTGTATTTTTCGTAGCTGGCAGCGTCTTTCACATCGACAAGACCGCAGCTTTCCAACATGCGCGTGAGGCTCACCATGCCCATGCTTTTATAGCCTTCGGAATTGTTTTCGTGATCGGGGTCGGCAACACGGGTGAAAATTTTCTTGCGCGCGAAGGGCTGGCTATCGGAAATCGTGAGATCAATTTCCCCGTAGCGGCTCCCCGTGGATTGCGACACTTTCATGCCGTTGAAGGAAACCCGCGCCCAGCACAGATAGCCGCGCGGGATCAGGTCTAGCGGCGAACCAACGCCGGATTGCTGGTTGAACTGCATGGCTTATCCTTTCTTATTGGGATTGAACGCGCCTTGGACGGCGGGGGCGAAATCCTTGGGTACATCCTTTATCAATTCGCCCTGGCGCTCGCCGGTCGAAGTCTTTTCAATGATCCTGGCGAGATCGGGCGGCTCTAGAACACTCAAGGTGCCGCTGCGGTCTTTGGCCGGATAGCCCCATTCGTTCATGCCGGTGCAGACCAGGGCGCGATAAGTGGCGCCCTTTTCATCGGTAAAGATCGCCAGCGTCATAATGTTGTCGAAGATACCGGGGAGTTCGGCCTTGGACTTGCCGCCGTCAATTTGCAGCGAATAAACCTTCTGCTTGGTTTTTTCGTCCTCGTCCTCATTCAGAATTGCGCAAATGATCGTGGACTTGTCTGGAATGTGCTGGACCGTGGTTAGCCACTTGACCATTTCCCGGCCATGCAAGCCGTAGGCACTTCGCGTATCCGGGCGCCCGCTTTTTTCGCTGAAAGCTTCCGGCTGGGTTTGGCTCCATGCAAAGCAATGCCGCGCCGCGACGGTGACGCTATCCCAAAACACATACTTGTATTTCTCGAAAGCGGCGGGGGCGCCCAGGTGGTGACAGTAGGTGTCATAGTTCGCCTTGCTGTAGGGGTTCTCACTATCGTTCGGGTCCGCCGCAGGATCAGGGCCGGACATAACGCAAGCCAATGCTCGCGCAAGCTCCCAGGGATGAACGCGGAACCGCGCCGCCACATCACGCACCTTGATAATGTCGCCGCGCCAATCGGCCAGCGCCTTGGTCCCGGCTTCCAGATCGACAAACAAGGTTGCCTCCGCTGGCAGCGTGCGCGCGAGCGTGGTCTTGCCCGCACCAGAGGCGCCCGTGATGACCATGTTGATCCTAGGAGCCTGGGCAAGCCGTTGGTCGGCGGTCGTGATAAAGGGCGCGTTCATGTCAATTGTCCTCTCCATCAGCCAGGGTGATTTTCGGTTCGCCGTATTTCACGGTGCGCGCCTGCATCAGATTGTGGCGCAGGATGGTATCGGTGATGGACTTGAACCGCGCCTCCGGCACGGAATATTCAATTTTGAAAAGCAATGCTGCTTCGCCTGGGGGCATGTCACGCGCCACGTTCGCCAGCTTGCCGCTATCCCACTCAACACGCTTGGGCAGCACACACTTGAAAAGGTGATTGTCGGAGACAAAACGGATGGTGCCATCCGCTTTGCCCTCGCGCTCATAGACCGGCGCGATCATGGATGACGCCAAGGTTTTTATTTGCTCGTTGATCCCCTCAAGCTGCTTCTTAATCAGCTTGAGGGAATGCTCCGCTACATCGCGGTTGTTGATGAGAGTTATGAGTTTGTCGCCGGTTCCGAAGGGCATGGAGCTTCTTTCTTGAGCAAAAAATTCTTGAACTCGAAAGGCCGGTTCTGCCTCTCGGCCAGCATTTCCAAGTCGAAGCGCCGGGCGAAGGGAATGTGCTTGCGAGTACGCCATTGCAGGATTGCGTAAGGTGTTATTTTGATAACCTTGTGCTTCCGAAGGGCGGCACTCAGCGCATCCGCACCCCCAAAAAAGTCCAGCACTTTGCACACATCCACGCGCGCACTTTTGGCGCCCCTCCATTGAGTAGCCATCAGCAATCTTTCAACAATTTGGAAACGGCCAGTTTGGCGCGGGGCTTATGGCGGCCCGTGATGGTTGAGCCTAATCGACGTTTTGTCTTAGCGTCAATTCAATTTTGTTGAAATACACGCTTTCAACACCATTCCATTTGCAACTTGAGGTACACTTTCAAAATGTCTTTTATTCGAGTACCTTAGCAGAGCCGTTTGGGCGGCTTTAGCAACTTTAGCATCAAGGGGATGGGTCAATGACAAAGAAGGCCACAAAAAACCGGCGTGAGGATCACGGACGATCACTAACGCCGCTGGGGCGCACGCGCAAACCTTTCATCAAAGGCACAGCCATTGTTCGGGAAGCGGACGCAGCGGACGCAGCGGACGCTTCCATAGCGCCCAAGGCGGCACGCAACAAAGAGTTCGGGCGCCGCTTGCGTTCGGCCATGCTGGAAAAAGGCATCAAGCAAATTCAGCTTGCCGAGCTTACCAGCATCGGACGCGATAGCATCTGCGGTTATGCCAAGGGCCGCATCTATCCAGGGCAAGACCGTATCAAAATCATGGCCGACGCCTTGGGCATGAGGCCGGATCAATTGGCGGTCGAACACGGCGACGACGCGCAAGCCCTCAACACCATCAACGGCTTTGAAGTGAGAGACTTGGGCGGCGGCATATCGCAACTTCTCATCAACAAGCGCTTGCCCGGAAAAGTCGCTATCGAAATTTTGGCAATGCTCCATCAAGCAGACCAGGAACAGGAGACACCGAAAAAATCGAAAAGCTAATTTCCCATGACGAACTTTGCAGCATCCTCCAAAGATCGAAACGCCAGATCGCGCGCTATCGCCGTGACGGCTTATCGGACTACGGCGGACGCCCGCTCATGTTCGACCTGGGCGAAGTCCAAAAATTTCTCCAATCAAGAAAGAAAGAAAAATGCCTAGACCCAAAAAACAGGATGAACTTGTCACTCACGACAACGGCTACTACTACCTCCACGGCGATGTTGCTGGAAGGTACAAACAGATCAGCACGGGTGAGAAGGAGTATAGCAAAGCATGTGCTTGGCTCGTCGAATTTCGGAACGGCGAAAAGAAAGCCATAGCAAATCAAGGTAGCCGCACCGTCCACCAGTGCCTTGACTACTATCAGAGCAATTATGTGGAAATGGGCGGCGTCACCAACAAAGAAACCACGATCAGTTACCTTGACTTGTTCCGCGCCTATTACGGCACGGAAACATTCGTGGACGAACTGAAAGACGTTGCAAAGCAAAACGGCTTCATCAAGTGGCGCCGCTCCTATCGCAGCATGAAAGTTTTGGGCGCCGCGACAAGAGCCAAGGCCAAAGGGTACAAGCCCAAGCCCGTGGCAGACGGGACGATTTTCAATAACCTCAGTATGTTCGCAGCGGCTTTGAATTATTGCGCGGACAAAAATTTCATTCCTCACGCGCCCAAAATCCACAAGGACACGATTGAGCGTTCCCAGCCCAGGCAACGCTATTTCACGGAACAGGAAACAGAGGAATTGCGTAGCGTGCTTATGCTGACAGGCGGGCGCCCTGGCTGTCTGCCACCCCTGCTAGTTTTGTTTGAGATCGGCCTTTATACCGGGCGCCGCCGTCACGCCATCGAAACCCTGACATGGTTTCAGGTGGATTTTAAAAAGGGCAAAATTCGCTTCCAGAAGCCCGGACAGAAGGAAACCAGCAAGCGCAAAGGCGAGATCGACATTGCGCCGGGGCTCATGCCGGTGCTGGAACAGGCTTACCAGGAGCGGACGAATGAATGGGTGTTAGAGAGCCCGCATCGCCGCACGAAATCCTTCAAGGCGGCGTGCATCCGGGCGGGCTTTATCGACGCCAGCGCCCACACCTTGCGCCACACCTTTGTATCCTGGGGGTTGCAGAAAGGTTTGACCCTTTGGCAAATCTCCAAGCTCCTGGCTTGCAGCGTCAAGACCCTGGAACGCACCTATGGGCATGAGAATGAGGACGCCAATACCGCCGCCCTTCAAGCCATATTTTCGAGAAAACCCCAGCCCATAACCCTGTTGAAAGCCGAAAAATAGCGGGTTTCCATTTCGAGTTTATTTCGAGAAAACCCCCCTGTTTTCCCCAATTTTGTTGAAAGAAGCGTCCAACAATGTCCAGCTATGACGACCAAATAAGGCAGTAAAATAAGCAAAATCCGCACTTTCAGCGGCTTTCTACAAGAGGCGCCATCATTGCCCCAACACTGTGGCGCCTCTTACTTTTTGAGCCCCACCAAAGGCACTTTATCGTTATTTTCCAATCGTTTAGAACGAGCCTTCCAACAGATCAACAGAGCTTTCAACTTGGCGATTTCAAGTTTATTTCGAGAAAACCCCCCTTTCCAGCCTCAAAAACCCGATCCTATTTCGAGAAAACCCCCCATTTTCCGCGCACTTGTTGAAAGGGGGCTTTCAAATGGCGCATCATTTAGAAATTGTTTCTTGTGTGCTTCCAATAGGATAGCAGCACTTTCAACACGTTCAATTTTCGCGTTCTTGACGTGTTCTCAGTAGGCCGCCCGTGGTCCAGCCTGGGCGCTCACATAGTCCTCGCGGGTGGACGGCTGGGACAGGTAATATTGCCAAGCCGACGCCGCGCCGGTCGAAAGCGTGGACGCCATGGGGTTAAAAGCCAGCATCCCGGCATCTAGCGTAGGTTGTACCGCCATATCGTAGAAGTCTTGGGACACGCGCCGGTCGGTGGCATTGCCGCCTGTACCGCTGGCCTGGGCTCGCTGGTACTCGCCCCAATCCTGCCCGGCTTTGACCAGGGCGCCGATATTCGGCCCCAGGAAATCCGTGATCCCACCAGTGACCCCGCGTTGCTCATATCCGGCCATGGCATTCAAGAAAGCCCCGGTTGATCCCGCCACCCCGGAGCGGCGGGCGGCGGCGGCAAATTCTTGGGCTCCGGTTTGTGGCGGCGCCCCTTCCGTGGCCGGGTTCGGGAACAGGGCCTTGTACGCCATGTTGAGCCCGTAGCCGATCCCCAGCAGCGGGAACATATTCAAGACCGGCGCCAGGGCATAAGCCCGTTCCTGGGCATTGAGCCCCGGCATGGTCGCGGCCTGCCAGGCCAGCGAGCCGACGCGATTGCTCACTTGTTTTTGGAAAGCGTACTCGAAAGATTTGAGACTAAAGATCACCGAGCCCAAAGGATGATTGGCCCACATCGGGCGCATCGCCTTGGTCGGGTTCATCACCGCGCGATTGGTGAAACGCCCCAACGCCGTCTCATAGGCGCGGCCATAATTGGCATTGCCGCGAATTTGCTCTGCGGTCGGCTTGTCCAGGCTGGACACCCAATTGGAAAAACCTTCCACGTCGCCTTTGATCGTGCCCTCACCAATGCCCAGGTCGGCCAGGAGCTTGCGCGCGACACCGGCATAGGCCGTGTTGTTCTGCACATCATTCGCCAAACGGCGGATCATCACCGTTCCCATTTTCACCGCCGCCACGCGATTGGCTTCAATCATCGACGCCAAGCCACTGGCACGCAGCGAACGGGTTGCTATGCGGTTCGCCAAACTGCCGTTGGAGCCTTCGCCGCCAATGCGCCGCATCAGCGCCAAGCCATCTTGCGCGCTTCCGATCAGTCCCAGGTCGCGGGCGAATTGATGGAGATAGTCGCCATTGTCACCCAGCTTGCGCAGCGCCGGAACCCACTGGCGCAATGTCTCGCCATAGGCGCGGGCGAGATCAGCCACGTTGCCTGTCTGGACCGCGATCAGCGCCGGTTCGGCCAGCTTGGACACCAGCACATGCGAAAGATTTTTCAACACGCCCCAGGTCCGCACGCCATGAAGCAACGGCATGTTGCCGACGCCCGCCGCGCCCTTGACCGAGCCGATGTTGCCGGTCATTTCGCGCACATGATTGATAGCGGTTTCCAGCAAATGCCCGTTGCCTTCGGCCAACAGCTTTTGTTTCCAATCCTGCCACTTGCCTTCGGTGTCGCCATAAAATTCCGCGCGGTCGGCGCCCCTGGGCAATGGCGTGGACGCATCGCGCGTGCCAAAGCGACGGGAAAATTCCGCCTTGTTCACGGCGCGGGTGATATACCGTTCCATCACTTCGGCGGGGTTTGTCACCAAATAGGGCGCCAGTGTCTTGTCGGCTTCCTTGGAAAGCGTGCGCTCCTTGGTGAAGATATTGAACACGCCACTGTCATTGGCGAAGTCCCGGCCCTCATGGTGAACGCCCCAATCGCCAAGCTGCACGCGATTGAGCATCCGCGCGGCGGCTTCCTTGGCGTCCTTCTCATTGAACCCGCTGTCACGAAATGCCTTGTACGCGGCTTTCTGGAAACCGTCATTGTCCGCCAAGATCGCCTGGGTATCTTCCATGCGCGGATAGTACCCCACCGGCACTTTGCCAACCGTCATCCCCGCCTTGGTCATGTAGTCGTGGGCTTCGGCAAAAATTTTGGTCAATTCCGCCGCCGCATCGCTTATCGGATTGCCGGGCCGGATGGTGCGCGGGTTCTGCACTTGGCGCGTAATCTGATCCAGGGTTTCGGCCTGCTTCGCCGGGTCCATCTTTTGCGTGAACGCAAGCGCATCTTGGGTGCGGTTCAGCCATTGGGCTTTGCGCGTTTCCACCGCTTGAAAATAATCCTGGCCCAGCGCCTTGCTCTTGAGCCCTTGGCTTTGTGCGTGGAAGGTATCGGCAAGCTCCGTCATCGCCGCCGATTTGTCGCGCGCCGCAAGCGAGCGGATAAATCCGTCTGCCGTCTCAAAGAATTTCATTTCGAGATCATGGGCGCCGCCGATCATCTTTTTGCCCGCCGACGACAGGCCAAGATTGTTCAGCCCCGTTGCCGCCCAGGTCCGCTTGGCTTCATTGCTCCATAGCCGGGCTTCCTCGCGCGCCCAGCCCATGACGCCGGTCAGACTGTTGCCCAGATCGCGCCAGTTTTCGGGATCACCCAGGGGATTGGAATAGAAGGTGTTGCGCGTGCGCTTGGACGCCGCGTTCTGTTCGTCCAGGCTCCCCACATCCTCATTCTTGGGTTCGGGCGGCGCCTCGCCCTCGCGGAATTGGGCGGCATGTTCTTCCGCTTGCGGGCTTTCCATGCCGCCAAATCTGGCGGGCGGCGGCTCGCCTTTGCGCTGTATGGCAACATCGCGGCCACGCAACACATTATCCAAATCCTTGGCGGGCAGTTTGATAACTTCGCCCGTGCTGTCTTTGCGCAAATGGACCAGCGGATTGCCAGGCTCGAAATTCGACGTGGCGGTTACAGTATGGGCTTCGTACTCGCCGCCATACTTGCCGCCGCTGGCATTGTGAACAACATCACCGGGCTTGAGCGTGGCGGCCTGCACCGCTTCCGGCTTGGGCGCCTCCGCAGGCTTGGGCTTTTCGGCAAAAATATCGGCTTGCGCTTTTTCCGATTGATCCTCGAATAGACCTACATCGGCGGCCTTCTGCCTCTTGCCGCTATAGGCGCGCGGGTTGGCAATTTTTTCTTCCATGCCGCGCTGGGCTTGGCGGGCGCGCAATTCTTCTTCGCTTGCCGGGCGCCCGGCTTCCATCGCAGTTTGCCGCACATCCTTGCGCGCAAGCTCGCGTTCCTCATCCGGCGTTAGTCGGGCGGCACCCCCGGCTTGCCCCCGGTCCTCTCGTCCACCAGGGGCTTGCTGATCCCCAACGCCGCCTCTAGCTGCTGGTTCAGCGCCGCCTGCTTGACTATCATTTGGCTCATGATCGCTTTCCCATCCGGGGAGGTCGCCGGGCTGTCGTGCGCCGCCTGTATCGCGGCCAAGTTCTTCTTGCCCCGCTGTAGCTGTTCCTGCCTCTGCTTCCGCACCAATGTCTGCACCGGGCTCGTACTCGTATCCTTCGCCATCAAGTGCCTTCCAATCATCCCCTGAAAGCTGGTTCGCCAGATTACTTATATCATGTTCCGCCTGGGCTTCGGGACCGCGTTGTTCTGCCGCTACTTGCTCCCGGAAATCCGCAAGTTTTTGTGCCATCACCTCTGGACTATCGCCCTCTTTTATGGTTGTGCGGCCTACTTCCTCATCCACGGCGGCAATGCGGGCATTGCGGGCTTCATCCACGGTCGGCTCATGTTCGGGATGATGATAAGGCGTATCTTTGTTTTGATCCTGTTCTAAGGCATCGCGCAAAGCGGTATCGCCAATCTCGCGCGGTTGCGGGCCGCCGCCTTGCCGCGCCGTGCGGCCAAACCATCCTTCATCCCGCAACCGTTCCTGCATGTAATGTTCGGATTTGCCTTCTGGATTGATAATCCGAGTATTGCGCAAGACCCCGCCCGTGCTGCGCACCAGGGGCGGACCCTTTTCCTTGCCGACAATTTGCTTGAGATCGCCGCCCTTGCTCACGGCGCCGGGTTCGTCCCTGATCCCGCCCAGGCGCCTAACCGCATCGCTGATCCGCTCGCGCGTATTGGCGCGGGTCAGTTTTCGCGGCCCCCGGCTCCATTCGTGAATATCATCGCCCGCCGTCTCCAAGGCTTGCTCGCGCGCACTCTTGGGCGGCTCGAATTGCAATCCGGCTTGGCCTGGCTCTGGCGGCGGCACTTCCCCAGGGGCATTGGTTATTGCCGCCGCCTCACCACCACCGCCCTTCGGAGGCTCACGCGGCGGTTCTGGTCCAGCTTCGGGCGGCGGCAAGCGCCGTCCCTTCGGTTGCGTGGTTTCTTTTTGCGCGCCACGGCGCGGCGCCTCTTGTCCTGGCGCTTCGGCTTCCGGCTTGGCTTCGCTTCGCCCACGCTCATGGACGGTAAAGCCTTTTCCGCTGGGATGATTTTCAACTTCAAAAATTTGGTCCGGCGAAGTCTTGTGGCCTTCATTGATAATCCAACGCGCCGCCTGCTTTTGTTCGGCAAATTTGATTGGGCCGCCTTTTTCAGAAGTGACAAAGCCCCGATCATCCACCGCGTAGCGCCCATCCACATCCGGCTTTTGCGGGCGATTGCTGGTCTTGGTATCGCCCTCGCGCTTTTGCTGGCGCTGTTCGTACTGGTATTGATCGCCGCGCCCTTCCGCCCGCGCCCGTTGCGCTTGTTCGTACTGGCGCAATACTTCTTCTTCGGTCGCGGAGCGTTGTGGCCCTGGGTGTGGCCCAGGCGGTTGTTCGGGGTAAGGAGATCGCCCAGGCGGCGCCTCGCCCGGTCCCGGTCCTGGCCGTTGCGCACCGGGAAATTGTTCGTTCACATCGGGGGGCGTGGTGCGGAAAGTTTGCCGTGGCTCGCGCGCTACCGGCTGGGTTAGCGGCGCATAGTCGGCTTCACGCGGCAATTCCGGCTGCGCTTCGCCCTTGTAGGGTCCCGTGCTTGTCGGGCTCTTGGCGCGGGCTTCAAATTCTTGCGCGCCGCGCGGTTCGGCTGCGTACAATTTTGTTTTTAGCTTGGCTTCGGCAATGGGGTATTCCTCAACCGGCTCTGTCGTGCCCGGCTTGTTCAATGGCTTGCCAGTCCTGGGGTCATAGCGCTGCACCCAAGCCACGCGGGTTTTGCGTCCTGCCGGTCCTTCCAACGTGCGCCGGTTCACACGCACCGGAAAATCGCCATCCATAAAAACCGGCTGGCGGTTGGCGCCTTCCAGGCGTCCGCCCGGCGACACATCGCGCACGTCCGGTTGCATCAGATTGGCTTGACGTTCCTGCCATGCCTTCAAGCGCATGGCCTGATCCGCCCGCGCCTGTTGTTCCGCATCGGCGCGGGTTTGTGGCAAGCGGCCTTCCGGCGCCGTCAACGGTCCCGGTCCTGGGGTTTGGCTTTCTTGCCCAAGGCGCGTTTGTGGCGCTGCCGCCCTGGCTTGCGCCGCGCCGATCTCATCGGGCGTCATCGGACGCGAGATCGTTTCGGGATAAACCGGCACCAGGGCGGTAGAGGTCGGACTACCGCTGCGCAATTGCGTGCCTTCGGCAAATCCTTGTGGGCCGCCAACATCGGCTTGGCCTTGCGGCGTGACGGGAATTGTTTCCGGCAATGGCTCGCGCGTGGCGGCCTGGCTCACAAAACCGGGATGTGTCGCATATTGATCCTCGACGTTTCCGGCTTCCGTCAATTGAGCGGGCGCGGCTGGCTGCAAGCGCTGGGCTTGTGCTTCTTGTCCGGCTTCCCAGGCGGGTGTTCCAGGCTCCGCACCAGGAGGATAATAGTCAGTGCCGGTCGGAATTGTTGCCGCCGTCGCTTGGCGATTGCGCGCCGCCTCTAGCCGCGCTTCCAGCACTTGCAACGCCGTGCCGCTGGGTTGCGCGGCGCCGTGCGCGGCCAAGATCGTGGCGAGATCGCTTTGCGGCGCAATCCCGTGCTTCTGCAAAAACGCATTGAAGTCTTGGGTTTCCTCTTGTGTCGGCGGCGCCTCTGGCGGCACTTCGGGCCGCGCATCCGCGCGCCAGGAGCGAAACGCGCCCAACAAGTCATTGCCGAAACCGGCGACACGGCGCCCCAGCCCCGTCTCATGGCTCATCAAGGCGCCGCCACCGGCTGCCAGCGCCACCTTGTAGGGGTCCACTTGTCCCGTGTTGTAGTATTCGCTTCCGGCTTCCTGCCCGGCGCCAAGTCCGGCGCCCGCAACTGGCGCTGTTACCGGGTGCGCAAAGATACGCTCCGCAGCGCTGGCGCCTTCTTCCACCGGCACGCGGCCAAATCCAGGGCGCAAAAACATCAAGTTCGGCGCAATGCTGCCTGCCATCGCAGCATAAGGATGCTGTTGTTCTTCGGCTTGCGCGGTCGGCTGATCCTGGCCGACAGCTTGCAACCACGATTGCGGAACATAGCTCAAAAGTTTTTCTTGCAGGCCGCGCACGGCTTCGCCGCCCGCATAGGCGCCTGCCAATCCACCCAGCAATCCGCCGCCCACTTCACCAATGCCGGTTTCCCCCAAACCAGGGATCAAGGCGCCAGCCGCCGCGCCCAGGCGGGCGCCCGTGCCAAAGCCCGCCATCCCGCCCGTGGCGGGAAGCGCTTCGCGTTCGGCGGCATGACCAAAAGCGCCCCATGCGCCAGAGCCAGCGGGCGCCACAACTTTATCCTGGGACCACCATCCGCCGCCGCCATTGCCGCCGCCATCAGGTGCAGGCGCTACTACCGCATCATCGGCCCAGCCCATCACGCACCGCCATTGCGATTGAGAAAGAAATTCTTGGCGCTTTGAAGCGTTGCCGGATCGCGGCTATGGGCGAGCGCAAAATTGGCGTCCACCGCATTAGAGAAAGAAGTCGGGAAAGAGCGCCGCACCGGCACTTGAGTTAAGGGCGGGCGCCCGGCATTGGGTCCGCCCGCCATGTACGCCATCGCCGCGCGACGTGTTGCCGGGTCTTGGTTCTGATCGTAAGCCACGCGCCGCGCCGTGACCGCATCGCGGAAGATTGCCGCCGTTGGTGTCGTGGACGGCGGCGGCGCCTCCGGGTTCATACCGAGATAATTGCGCGCCGTCGCGCGCACATTGGGATCAGAATTTGTCAGCGCCGCGCGGGCGGCGGCCTCGCTGGCAAAGCGCTGATGCACGGGCGCGGGGGCTGGCGGGGGCGTTGGCGCGGCTTGCGCCGTGGGAAATGGGACCGTGCCGCCCATGAAACTGATCCCGCCACCGCCGCCATCCGGTCCCAAATCGACTTGCTGCAAAGACGGCGGCGCTTGTGGTGCTGGACGCGGCGGCGCCTGGGGCGCGGCTTGCGGCGCGGCTTGCGGCGCGGCTTGCTGTTGCGGCTTACCCGGCGTGACGCGGGTTGTGCCATCCGGCGCGACATAATGGGTGCCGGGTGGTAGAGCATTATATTCCGCCTCGCTTCTGGGTCGAGCAACACCACCGGGCGCGGGTGGTGCAGCGGCGGGCGGTCCGGCCCCTTGCGGTTGCGCGGCTCCTGGCTGGCCTGGCGGCCCAACAATGGTCCCAGGTCCGGCATCCATAAACGGCGTATGCCGCGCCAGCCATCCCGGTTGCTGGTAGCTTGAGCCCGGCGATATGCCCGCCGCATCGGCAAAAGCCTGTTCGGCCAAGGCGCTATTGCCGCGCGTCCTGGGATCATCAAGCCCCTGCATGGAACGTGCGGCGGCAACACGTCCGCGCTGCCATGCCACCGGATCACTGGCTTGCAGCGCCGCCAAGGCACTTTGATTGATAATCGGCACGCCTTGTTTGTTCGGCGTTGTTGCGCCTTTGATATTCGCGGCGACGGCATTTTCCGCAATCTGCTGCATCATCGGTTCGGTGACGGTCAGCGGCGTTTTCGGTCCGCCTCCGGTCGTGGCGGAGCGTGGATCATACAAAAATTGATTGGTCGGAGTGTCATCGCCAGCGGCAATGTTCATGCCTGCCATGCCGCGCACCGTGTTGTAGGTCGGCTGGCCGTAGGTTTGGGTGATTTGCCCCGGCGTCGGAGAATAGATACTTCCCGGCGCAAAGGTTCGTGTGTCGCCCGGTCCGGTTGTCACCCCTCTCATGCGGTCGGTGTAAGCCTTATACATATCTGGCGCACTGGCGATGCGCTGTTTCGCAATCGCTTCATTGTAAGCGTCGGTTTGGGCTTGCTGCCATTCTTCCGGCGTCGTCGCCGTATTCTTGTTCGGGTCCATGCCATAGGCAATCATGCCCTGGCGCAGCATCGCCGGATTGCCCGCCCCGGCACTCAAGAAAACATTGCCCAGGCCGTAGCGCCCGCCCAGCATCAATTGATCCGGGTTCGCCTTCGCCGCCGTGGCGTGCAACATCCGCCCGGTCGCCTGCAACCGCTCCTGCATCGACGGATTGGCCGCCGCGCGCAAACCGGAAAGATCAACCGGCGCCCCGCCATCATCCGGGCCGCCACTTTCGCTGTTGACTGGCGCGGTCGCCCCCGGCGTCATCGCGGCGGCTGGGGCATTGGGATTGCCCGGCGCATTGGCAATCGCATAGTCGCTTGCCATGTTGTCGAAATCAGAGCGCGAGCTTCGCAAGCGATAGGCTGCTTCTCCACTCGCGGCGGCCTTGTTTTGGGCTTCTTGAATTTGCGCCCTATAGAGATCGGTCTTGGCCTGTAATTCTGGATTGCCGTTGATCGCGGTCATCAGGTTGCCCGCGATTTGTCCTATTTGCGGGTTCCAGAACATCGGGCTCGCAATGATCGGCATGGCACCCTCTCAATTGCTTGCGGGCGGCAATCCACGGCGCTGGAACGGCGGCGGCAAACCGGATTGCGGCGCGATAGGTGAAGCGCCCGCAATCGGTTTGCCAACCGGCACGCGCCCGCGCATTCCCGGCACGCCCGCCACCGCTGGGGCACTGTGCATCAATTGTCCACCCAAGCTGCCCTGGCCTTCGCCCGGCTGGCCGGTCGCGCCTGGGGGAACGCTCATGCCTTTCATCATCGGACCAGGGCCGTTCATCATCGTGCGCGTGTTGCCTGCAAAACGCCCGTGGTTCGGATCGGGCTTGAACAGATCGCCAAGCTTGCTCATGGTCTTTCTCCTAATAAACACCGCCCAGGCTCGCGCCCGTGCCCCAACCGTAACCGCCGCCGCCACCCAGGCTCGACACCAAAGATTTGGGCGCCCCGGTCGCAACCGCGCCGCTAAACCCATAAGGATCAATGGGCGAGCTAAAATAGCTTGAGGCTTTGTTCCACATATTGCTCAGACCGGAACCGCCGCCCGCCGCATTCATCATGCCCGCCATGGTAAAGAGATCGCCAATCGTGCCCGTGGTATCGCCAGCGTGCGCCGCCGCCTGCATCTGCGGCGCGAACACGGCTTGCTGTGCCTTGTCGGCATTGAGGTAGTTTCTGGCAATCAGATTTGTGGCGCCGATTTGGTTTGAATTGTTCTGTGCCGCGATATTGCCGCCCAAGGTCGCATCGCCGTAAGCGTCAAGCTTGGCTTTCGCCAAGGCGCTGGCTATCGACGCGGATTTTTGTTGATTGCCGGTAAAGGCATTGCGCCCCGCCACCACATTGTTGGGGTCGAAATCGCTGGGCATATCGGCCACGAAATTCTTGGCTTGTAGCGGCGTGGTATAGGCATTGCCACGATTGGCAATTGCCTGATCCATACGCTGCCCGGCAGCTTGCGGCGAATAACTCTTGAGCGTATCGGCCACGGTCCCGGCATTTTGCTGGGTGAACTGTTGCTGTTGCGCGCGTTCCTGTTCATTCGTCGCTGCTTGTTGCGCAATCACTTTTTTGGTGGCACCAACCGCTTGGCTCCCGGCATAGGCTTGCAAGGCCGTGCCCGCCATTGTCAGACCAATTGAGACAGGATCACACATCGCTCACCTATCCAACCGAATAGCCGAAACTGCCGGTGCCCGCGCCGGTCGGTCCTGCCACGCCACTCATGCCAGCACCGTAGCCCTGGGATGCCAATTTGTTTTGCGCCGCCAAGGCAGAGACATTGGCGAACATCGACCCCAGGGGCGAGAAAGACGGTGTTGCCGCCATAAGCTGCGCTTGCTGCAAAGCTTCGGTATTGGTTCCGGCAACGTCGTAAGTCGTATTAAGCTGATTTACCACATTCTGCTTGGCACTTTGCACATTCTGTTTTGCCGTGTTGGCATAGTCCTGTCCGGTGCCCTGGATGGTCGCCATGTCTTGCGCGTTCTGCTTGTCCAGAAGCGCCATTTGGTCGCCATAGACGCTTGAGCCCAGATTGCCGCCGCGCGCCAGGTTATAGATGATGTTCTTCTTTTGCAGATTGTACTGATCCTGCAATTGCGGCGTGGCGTAGTCGGTATAATTCTTGGCAAGGCTGTCAAAATAATTCTGATCGAAACCGGCAAAGGCATTGTTGATGTTGGTCATGCCGGTTGTGATCGCCTGTTGTTTTTGCGCGGCGTCGGCGGCGGCTTGATTGGCCTGTCCTTGCGCCAATTGCGCCTGTTGCTTGGCAATCGCGGCGCCGCTGTTAAAGATGCACATTAAGCGGCCTCCTGCTTGTAGAGCGCCATCATGTCGGCACGGTGCCATTCAAACAGAATGAAATCTTCGCCGTTCTTGCCCCAGGATTTTAGGCGCCGCTCGCAATCCTCAGTGGCGCCCAGCGCGCGGAGCCATTGATGCGCCGCCTTATGGCTTGCCAGGGAACGGCAATGCGCCCGTCGCGCGCCCTTGGCGAGCAACGTAGGGATCAAGGTCTTACGCACATATCGCGTGAGGATAAATCCGACCCGAAAGAAATCCTCGGTGCCGAAGGCCCACACATCCCACACCCCAGGCCATTGCTCCACCGCGCCCAGAACCGCAATCGGCAAGGGAATTTTGCCGCCAAACGCCGCCATCACCGCAAAGCTGGACGGGCGTTTCAGCACGAACAGGCATTCATCGACCAGGGCGGACGGATCATTGTCCCAGCGGGTTGCAAAAATTTCTTCCCGGTCCATCGCGCGCAAATTGCAGGCGATGAAATAAAGTCCCATTTCCGTGACCGGCATGAGTTCAATCATGGGCGTAAGTTTCCCCCATGACCGCATGATGCAAGGCGATGCCGGACAGACGGCAATACTGGCTTGGCCGTCCCTGGAAATGTATCGAGATCGCGGACACATTTTCGCCGGAGAAGGGAGCGCCGCCCAGGCCCAGAGTGGTGCCGCTCACGGTCGCAATCAATTCCTCGTTGTCGGGATAAAGCGGATCGGTCGCTATCGACACGTCTAAGGTTCCGTCGCACACAACATCCAAGGCGAGAAAATGCTTGAGCGTCGCAATCTGGCGCGACGACAAAAAAGGGATTTTAAGGTCCATCGCCTGCACGCTGTATTGATCGTTGTTGTCGCCGCCCAAAAGGCAGATCACATCCGCCGTGCCAAAGCCCGCCCCGCCGCTGGTGCTGCCACGGGCATAGAGTTTGTTGTCGCGCACCGCGAAATCCGAAATCCACATGCCTTCTTGCAACACCGTCCAGGCCGCCACCTTGGCGTCGGGAAAATATGAGAAGGCGTAGGTATTGGCGCCAAATTGCAGAAGAAAGCGGCCATCGACGGGCTCAATCACCCCCGCCGCGTAAGGCGCGGCGGTCGGATAGAGCCGCAGCAAATCAATGATAATCGGATCAATGGGCGAGCCTATGTCATTGACCGTTGCATTGTCGGTTGCCAGCCGCACCTTGAGCGAGCGCACCCCGGTATCGGCCAGGAAAAACACGTCCGTATCGCCAAACTGCGTCACCGACTTGGGCGCCATGGTGCCGATATTTTGCAGCACTTGGATTTGCTCATTGTTCGACGGGTCGGGATCGACAAATTCAATCTGCACCGTGGAACGGGAGAAGATCGCCATGTTGCCCTGGAACAGTCCCAGAGCAGTCAAGGTCGCGGCGCCCGCCACTTCGCTGGACATATCGGTGACAAAAGAGCCTGTCCCGCTATTCCATGTTGTTGTGTCGCCAACCGCAGAGCCAAACAGGTTCGGTCCGGCAATGGCATAGGTCTTGGAATTTTTCACAAGCGCGCATGTCGGCACTTGGCCTTGGGCCCCCACCGCGCCACCGCCCGCGCCGCCCGGATCGCCGCCGCCACTGGACGGATCGCCGCCCGTGCCGCCTGGGGGCAAGATCACAGAGGCTTGGGTGAACACCGCCCCGCCCAGGGTAATGGAATAGGTTTTGGTCGCATCGAAGGCGGGCGCATTCAAAGTGAAATCGACAATTTGCGGCGCCCCGCTTGTGGCATTCACCCCGCCCACCATATCCGTCATGGTCGCCCAAGGTCCGTCACAATAGACCACAAAGCCGTCAGGGGCGGCGCCGGTCCCAGGCGCGGCATGGATGGTAACGACAGTGCCGCTCACCGTGGCGGTATATTGCGGCGTGGAATGATAGATATTGATGTAGTTGCACAGAGCCGACGCGGCGCCTGCATCGTCATACGAAACAAGGAAGCGGCCCAGAATTTCGACGCCATTGACGGTACAGGTGGTGGCGGTCGTGACCGGCACATAATAGCCCAGGTCCGCATTCCATTCCGCAGTGACACCGCTATAGGTCACGGTTCCGGTCGCCAGCGTTTCCGGTCCAGGCCCCGCCGAATTTTGGATCAAGGTTTTGGTCGCCGTGCCGCCAGCGGCGGGGTTGGACGCGTCGTAAGCCCAAGCCGTGTTCGGGCGCCCTGTCACGCGGATGGTCAAGGTGCTGGGATTGACCACCGCCGTATAGTCGGGGTCGGTGTTGATTTGCGCCGCCAGATTTTGCGCCAGGGTATAGAAATCGGTCGGCGCCGTGAAAGGCGCCGCACTGGCCGACTTGTCCCAATCGCCGGGCGGGATATGGCGCGGTCCGCTGCCACGCATCAGCGCACTGGCACCAGGGGGGAGCCAATCGGTGATGATCGCGCCATTGAAGAAAACCCCAGCGCCGCCCGTGTACGTGGCAATCACAAACGGCTTGCCCTTGATTGCGGTCGCCCACAACACCGCCGTCATGCTGCCAGCGCTGGGATGCGCCAATTGCTGATAAACGATGCCGCTGGGGACGCCGGGATCAGTGCCGGAACCAAAGACGAAAAGATTGCCGCCCGCCTGCATGAACCCGAACGTGCCAACCGGCAGATAGTCTTTCGGCACCCAGGCTTTCGCGCTTTCCGGTTCGCCGCCGCGATTGATAACGCAATTTTGGGCGCGGTAGAGCGAGCCGGGCGGCAACGCCATGATATGCTTGCGCACATCAAGCCCATGCCCAAAGCTCTCCACCACAAAGTAGGTCATTGCGCGATGACAATTTGCGGCGGACGGTAACGCTCGATATTCGGATCGCGCCCGCCACCGCTGATGAAAGTTTCGCTATTATTGAGATCGCGGGCGAGCATGAACACATGCTTATCCGCCTTGCTTTGCGCGGCGCCACGCAATTGCGGTCCCGCCAAATCCGCCGCCGCTGTCAACGTGATTGCCCAATCGTCCACATCGGCCACATCGCCGTCATTGACCAATTGGCGCAAACGGCGCGTGCCATGGAAGCGAATTTTGCTGTAATTGTCGGTCGCAGGCACCGGCCAAAACTCAATCATGTCTCCATAGGTCGCGGGATCATTGTAAATGTCCCAGCGCCGCACATAGTCCATCTGCATTCCGGTATCGGAATTGATTTGATTGTACTGGTGAAAAGAAATGCCGCGCTTGAGCGGTTGCCAAAGTGTCGAAATCAGCACTTCGGTATAGCGGAGATTTTCCAAATCCATGTCAGGCGGCGGCGCGTAGTAGCGTTGCGCCTTCTTGCCCAGAATATCGCGGTAGATAATCCGGTAGGGCCAATCATGCGCCATATAGATACGGGTTTGCGCCGAATTGAGCGCCGCGATATGGCGTTCACGCACATTGCGGCCCAAGGCCGGGCTTTCAGCAATGCCAAGCTCGCGCCGTAGCATCTGTACCAGGGCGCCAAGAGTTTGCCCGCGCATGGTTCACCATTGCTTGTTGGGGAAAATCTCTTTCAGCAGATACTTTTTCATCGCATCGACGGTTTGCGGCGTGCGCCCGGTCCAGGCCACTTCATTGTTTTTGGCAATGGTTTGAAGCTGGCTCATGGTCGTAGCCCGCCCGATGGTATCGACCAGGATTTGATCGGAACCGCTCAAAGCGTCTGGATCGTCCGCCACCACCGGCACCGCGCCTTGCGGCGGCGCCTTTTCTGCGGGCGGGTCTTGATGGAAAAGCCCACCGGGCGGCGCCACCGTGTTCATCGTGGGCTGTTTCGGTCCCATGGCATTGACCGGCACGGTCGGGGGAATGATCGCATTGCCGGGGTCCATCGGCACGGTCGCTGTTACCCGCTTGCTATCGGCATTGGCAGCTTCTTCATCCAGGCTAGGCTTGGGCTCAATGTCCTTGAGCGTGACGGGCAGGGGATTGTACTGGCCTGGGAAAATCCGGTCCACGACATGCTGTCCGTAGATGCTGGCGAGCCGCCGCCGTTCATCGGCATGGGGGCTCTTGTCCATCGACGTGGGCTGAATATCCTTCACGCTGTCATAACCGCCGTGCAGATCGCGCAAGATCGCAATTTCAGCCGGGCTCACATTCAGTTTTTGAACTTCATTGCCGAGATCGCCTGCAAGGCGGACTTTGCACGTTGCGCGCTGCATTCTTGCCTCCTGGGTAGGACAGAAAAAGAACGGGCGGCAGCGTCCTTAATCCGCCGCCCGCCAAGCTCGCACTCACACCGCTGGATACTGCACCGCTCCCAGATAGCCAGGATCGGGAATTGCCACCAAAAGCCCATAAGCTTTGGTGCCATCCGGCGCCGCATTGGGAACGTAAGTCCCGCGCACATCGCCCGTGGTGCCCGATTGCGGCGAAGTCTGATCGCCTATAACCAAGGTGCCCGCCGCCGCCGCCGCGTCGTCTTGAAGCTCCTTGATAAGATGCACGGCATTGGGAACATAAGCCGGAAGGCCCAAGACATTGCCCCAGCCCACCGAGACATTGGCCGCCGCCGCCGCCGACAGAGTGACGGTGATGTTGGTGAAATGCGCCTTCTTGCCGTTGGCGGCGCCGATATTGCCGCCCGCAAAAGTTTCGGTGACAGGATTGCCGTAAGCGTCCTTAGAGGTGACGGTGATGGTGGCGCCGCTGTCATTGCCGGTTGAGGTGACCACGATGTTGCGCGGCACATCGAAGAAATTTTGCGTCAGCGCCAGGGCAATGGGCGGAGTGCCGATTGCCGGTCCCGCCGCGCGCAAGCCCGTGGCGTTGGATGCCAAAGGCGAGCCGAGATCAAGAAACTGCAACGGCCAGGGCGTCACCCGCGACATGCGGGTTTTGCCGTCCATGGATATGATCCCGGTTGCCGGTCCCGGTTGCTCCAACTGGAACACATAGGGCGAACCGGCAGGCCATGTCGCACCCGTGTTGTTGGTGATGGTGGCCGTGGTTGAACCCAGGGAAACGCCGATTTGGCTTGGCGACTTCAATTCCTTTTGATTGAGAACCAAACGATGATCCACGCCAGGAATGAAATCGCCGCGCGAGAAACCAGCCGGATAGCCGATTGCCACGGTCCCGCCATTGACAACGGCGCCCGCAAGAAAGCCAGAGACAGTCTGATAGCTCATGGGGTCCTCCTTACGCGACTTGATAGATGCCGTGGCAATTCAACTGATCAACGGTCATTCCGCCGGTCCAAGTCATTGCACGGTAGTAAGTGTATTTGTCGTAGGGACGCGCCGGGGTGTGTTGTTTCTTGTCCTCGCCGTCCATCACCCGCAACACAAGATGGTTGAGGTCGAGCAGGAAAATGAAATCCTGCATTCCCAGATCGTCCAGCGTGGGGTCATAAAGGAAGGTGCCGACATTGCGCATGGTGATGGAAGCAATGCCAATGTCGTTCTTGCCGTTGTTCTGAAAGCCCTCCATCGTGAGATAGCCCTTGGCGTACACTTCGGCTTCCAACTGTTGCAGGGCAAAGGAACCGCAAAGCGGAAGATTGGGGCGCCCGCCATAGCGGCGAAGCTGGCGCACTTCATTGCGCAGCGTGGCCGACAGGGTTTGATTGGCGACACTGGACACGATCTTGCCGCCATTGAGCGCCGTGATCGAACGATTGCGCCACCACCAGTTTGTTGCCCGGTCCAGACCGCCCGTCATTCCGGTTGTCGGGGTTTGACTGATAAGCGCCTGGACGCCCGGCACTTGCTTGGCGTCCTGGGTGCCGTCCAGCCACAGCATCCGGTTGAAGCTTTCCGCCCAACCTTTCGCCATGTCGTCCAGCTTGTCCTCAAGCAAGCCCGTCAACACGGTTAGCTCGCGCTGGGTATGCTCCACCGTCTTGGCGCCGGTCGTGCTATCGACCACGGAAATGCCGTCAATCTTTAGCTCGGTGCCGGTGAAGGTGATACCGGCGTGAATTTCCTTCCAGGGATAATTCACCCGCTTGATGTTGGCGGGGTTCGCGTAACTCACCGTGTCGTCCTGGGAATACCCCATGATCGCCGTGGTACGATCACCCTTGACCGGGATGGAGATAGAGCCGCGCCCACCTGGGAAGGTTTTTTGCGACTTCATAAAAGCATCCAGCAAAGGCTTGTCCTGAATGGCGCTGTCGAGCGCACCACCCCGGATATAAAAGTCCAGCGCACCATTGGCGATGTTCTGGATTTGAAGTGCCGTGAAAGGCATTGTCGCCACCTTGTCAGTGTGGCGCGTCCCGTCACATTGCTGCCGCTTGCGCTACCGCTTCGGCCAGGGTTCTAGGAACGGGCTTGGCGCCGGTTGAGGACGGCGCGATAGGCGGCCTTGCATGAGGTTCCTTGGCAGGAAGGGCGGCGGTAAAATCGGCGTTCACTTGGTCGTAAGCGGCCTTGATGAGAATAACCGCTGCGTCCGATGTGGGCGGATACCCGTGTTCCTGCATCAGAGCCCGCGCATAGCGTGCTATCGCGTTCTCTTTTTTCGCAAAATCCGGGTCAAGCTTTCTTTGTTCCGCATCCCAGGCCGACACCGCGCCCGCCTGGGCATTGGCAAGCTGTTCCATCCGCTGATATTCGCGGGCGTTGAAATCATCGGCCTCGCGCTGGGCTTGCTGTTGCTCCATCCCGCGCATCTGGGCGCGGTCTTTCGCCATCTGCTTGCCTACGCTGTCGCTGATCTCGCCGCTCTCAATCTTGGCCTGAATATCCTGGGGGATGGTTTCGCCCATCGCCGCCGCAATCCTGGTGCGGTATTCATCCAGCTTTTGCAGGGCGCGCGGATCGCCGTTCTTCATCATCGCCATCAAAATGAAGCCATCGCCAACCTCTTGCGGGGTCAAGCGATGCTGCACCATGAAACCGTTGATTTGACGGAATTGCTCGGCGTCGGGGCTCAGGTTTTTCACCTGATCCTCCAACTGATTTTTTTGCCGGTTTACTTCTTGCCAACGCGGATGATTGTGGAACGAAAGTTCTTCGGGCTTGGCGGGCGGCTGGACAGTGGTAAACCGTCCATCCGGCCCTCTTTGTCGTTCTCCCGGTCTTGCAGGGTCAGGCGAACTCCCTTCCTGAGTTTCTTCCGCCGCTTGGCGTACTACATCGGCAAGCGTCGGCTTTGGTGTCTCAGATTGTTTAGCGCCTTCCGGTGGTGACGAACCATCGGGAGATTTAGCGTCCTGTCCGGTCGAAGGAGCATCCGGCGCCGGGGTCGAACTGGCCGGTGCAACGTCAGGCGTAGATGCCGCTTCGGTGACGGCGTGAGCAGCGGGCGAGCCCTGTTCACTCATTCTGTTTAGCGCCCTTTCAAACAGTCGTGGACGCTACAACGTGTTGAAAGGAACCGTCAACAACCTTCAACCAGGCTCAACGCCGGATGGGCTGGACATTGGGCGGCATGGCATTCTGATTTGCCGGGCCGACCTGGCCGTTGGGCTGTTGCGGCGCGGGCGCATTCAAGGCCCCTTGCGGACCGGAATTTTCCGGCATTTGCGCATTGGGATCAGTCGGTTGGGAGGTCAAAGGCTTGGCCGCCATGGCGTTCATGGCTTGGATCGACGGCTGGCCGGAGACAAAGGCATCGGTGAGATCGAGCCGGTCATCCAGCCGGGTCAACATTTCCCGCGCCAGCCAGTACGGATTGATCCCCGGCAACTGCATCAGAAACGGCGCGGCCTGGGTGAAGTTCTGCACTTCCAGCGCCTTGTTGGGACGCCCGGAGCTTCCCGCCACGATCTCCAAAAAGATTTCGTCGGCAATGTCCTGGGTGGAAAGCGTCGGCCATGCCGCGCCCACGCCAACCACGCGGGTTACTTCATCGCTGCCAATTTCCATCAGCGCCACCTTGCCCGCATCCCGCATCACTTCGGTCAGAAAATCGTCCATGTCGTCCATATTGGATTGCAGGCTCGACATGCGCGAGCTTTCCGCGATGCTGCTTTCGGTCGCGGTCGCGTCGGAGGTGCCCCCCAGGTTGGCCTCTTGCGTGCCCACCGTGCGCAAAATGTCCTCGAATTGCGGCGACACGTCATAAAGGTTCGGATCAATGCCAGGGTGATGAACCACTTGCAGAACGTCCTCAATCTTCTGCCCAGGCTGCAAGGCATTCAACTGCACCACCGCATTGGCGGGCCGGGTCTGCAATTTTTCCTTGTCGCGGTCGTCCAACATGCCATTGGCAACCGCCGTCAAAGGCCGCGCCGCAATCCGGTGCTGGCGCAAGCCTTCGCGGCAACGGTTCATTTCCCGCTGCTCCTGCTTCATCAAAAAGCAATCCGACAAGGGGAAACGGTATTTGTGATGCTCAATGTAGTTGAACGCCAAAGGATACCAGGGAAAGAAGCGTTCCAAGAGCAATGGCGGCGCGTCGGGTTCTTCCAGAAAATCGGGATAGCCGTCGCACATGGTATAAACCAGGCCATCGGCGCGGTCGTACAACACCCAGACGCACGCCAGGCCCTTTTTCAAGCGGCCATCGGAGCCTATCCCATAACCACGGCCATCAAGACCCCAAGCAGGATAATCAGCAGTATAAGACCAAGCGTTCGGTGTTGTGGTGACGGCGGGATTATCCGGGTCATAGATCGCGCATTGCCCCTCTACATCGACTTTCCAAACCTTCTGAATATCGTTCGGCGTCAGCAAGTATTCTTCCGCCACCCAATTGCAACCGACAAAGCCTTGCAGATGAACCATGCGCCAGTCGGGAATGATCGACGTACCGGAAGGAAAATCAAACACAATGCCTTCCTGGGTGACTTCCATCGGCTTGTTCCTCATGCTTTCCAGCATCAGGCGCAATTCCTCTTTTTCGGCGCTGCAACTCTGCATCAAGCCTTCATCATCGGCCAAATCCGCCATCAGCAATTCGATTTGCGCCATGCGCTCCTGAATGGTCGCCATGCCCTTGAGTTCGTCCGGCGTCATGGAGCCCGGCTGCATGTCGCGCAACAAAGAAAGCTTCAAATAGCCAACCCCGTTCGCCAGGGTCCGGCGCACAAGCTGTTTCATGCTCGCCTTGAACGGCGGGTTCTGTTGGTGCAGCACCTTGTTCTTGAAATACAACTCCATGGTCTTGCACACCCGCTGCTTCATCATCTTGCGCTGGGTGCCTTGCTGAATATCGGCCAGAAGCGCTTGAGCCAGGGCGAACACCTTCATCGCCTGGGGGTTCTGTGCCGCCTCTCCCAGCATGGAGGACGCCATGGGATCGCCGCCTTGCGCGGCTTGGGCTTGTTGCGCCGCCATCGAGACGGTTTGGGTCGCCATCTGGAACGATACCGGACTTTCGTCCCACAATTTATAATCCATCATGTCCTTGCGGCGGCACACCACGGTCGGGTTCTTGGCATAGATCGCCGCCGTGCGCTGGGAGATATGGCGCTGAACGACATTGACCACATAGCGGTCATCCTTGAGCGTGGTTTGGCCTTCCCATTGCAATCCGGCCAGCATGTCTTGGTCGGACTTCATGCGCTCGAAATCCTCTTTCCAGAATTTCCGCGCCAGCTTTATATCGCTCACCTTGCGCAACAAAAGCTGCTTACGTTCCTCCGGTACATCGCCGGGATCGCGGCGCACACCGGACAAAGTAGGACCGTCTTGCGTATATTGCGATGATCCGGCGCCGATATTGCCGCGCCCTTTCACGGTAATATCTTGATTGGGCGGCAACGGTATCGGCTGCGGTGTGGGGCTGTCCTCGTTGGGTTGCCAATTGAACGGCATGGTTCACCTTCCTGCCCTGATCCGCGCCTGCACAGCCGGGCTCTGCAAAAGCTGTTGAGCGTCCTGATCCATGATCGGATGAACCGCCTGCATTTCGCCCCAATCGGCGGCATTCTGCGTCGGATAGCGGGCGAATTGCTGGCCGGTTTGCTTTTCATAGGCCAGGGCATTCGCCAGGGCGGCGGCGGGCGCTACCACCTTGCCGCCCCAATAGGTCGGGAAATTGATATAGCCGCCGCCCGGCGCCGGGGCATTGGCGCCATAGAAAGAAGTGATCGCATATTCATCGCCGGGATTGATCGCGCTGTGTGGCGCGTCAATCTGATAGCTGTTATCGGCGTAGCGGTCGCGGCTGTACTGCAAGCCGAAGCGCTGGCCCGGCGTCAAGCGGCTTTCCGGGTTGGGGTCGCTCGTCAGGGTTGGCCGCTGCAACGGCACGGGCGGTTGAAACAGATCAGCCAGGGCCACTAGAAACCTCCCAGCACTTTTTCCCGCTCCTTTTCTTCCTTGTTCTCATTGGCCGCCCACTTGATCCAGGCGATTGAGCCACTTGCGGGCTCATGGGCGCGCGGGTCCGGCACCTTGTTGGCGCGCACCAGCCGGGTCAGGCCCATACCGATATGCGCCAACGGGTCTATGAAATCGTCATGGGCGGCGCGGTCGAATTTGAGCAATTCATCCAATGCCTCAGTCCACCACGGCGCGAACGTGGGAAAGCGCACTTTTCCCATCGCCATGCGCCCACGGATCGCCTGCGCACGTGTTCGCTTATCCTTCGCCGCCGATATTTTCTCCACCGAACAATAAACCTGCCGCTCCGCCATCCGCTTGAACAGGAACGGCCCAATTGACTTGAAAATATGGTCATTCTCGCCCCACCAAATAATCGGCTTGTGCAAATCCATCATGTCAATCATGCGCTCGACAACCGTTTCGGTGCCCGCGCGCTGCCAGAACAAGTCCGGCAATATCCAAATCGTATCCTCATTATCGACGCCAACAACCATCAAACACGTCTTGTCATTTTCCTGCTTCAAGCCCACGGCATGATCGGACGCCGCATAGGTCCGCAAATTCTTGGGCAAGTCCTTCAAGGCGTAAGGCAGCAACCAATTGCGCAAAAAGAAAGTGCCTTCATCCGGGGTCGGTCGGCCCTGATAATTGGCATTGAAGCCACGCGGATTGAGCCGCCTCAGTCCTTCCATGCGCTTCGCAGAATGGCGTGCAGGCCACAACGCTTCGCCCTTCTTGCGGCCCAGCGGGTCAAAATCTTCCGCCAGTCCCTTAAGATGGAGAATGCTCCAATTGCGCGCTTCGGTCTTGTCATAGTGCGGGTTCATCGGATCGGTGAGACGGCCAACCACATCATCCTCATGCCAGCGGGTCATAATCACGATCACCGCGCCCATGTCGGTCATTTGCCGCGACAGCAAATCCTGGGTGAACCACTTCCAAATCTTGTCCCGGTTGGACGGACTATCAGCCTCGGTCGAACCTTTGAGCGGATCATCAACGATCAGAATATCGCCGCCGCGCCCGGTAATGGTGCCGAACACGCCGGTAAAGGCGGCAATGCCGCCCTCCACGGTTTGCAAGCGGTCCACCGCCTTGGCGCCCTTGCGCAAATGGCAATGGGGAAAGACTTGCTGAAACATCGGTGACAGCATGTACTCGCGCACCTTGGAACCGGCTTCATTCGCCAATTCCTCATTGTAGCTCGCCAGGATGATATGATTGTAGGGGTTGCGCCCCATGTACCAGGCGCCGAACGACCAGCTTGCCAACTGGCTCTTGCCGTGACGCGGCGGCAAAATCAAAATCAATCGTGGCATTTCTCCCCGTTCCACCTTCTCCAAGGCTTCGGCCAGGAGACTATGAAAATGCTGCGGATCATAACGAGAGCAATCGGGGTTATCGGGGTCATTGGGGTCTGGCATCATCAGCTTGGTAAAAGGAACAAGATGCTCGCGCGCATCCATGCACGCCAACATGCGCCGCGCCGCCAACAACGTGCGCTGCGGATCGGCTTCACCAACCTTGATTTGCGCGTCCTGCACCATCTGAAAAACCCCCGCCGCTTTGGACGGCGGGGGCTCTGTCATTGCTACGCGGGGTTTTGCGACTGAGTGCCTGGCTGGCTCTGATGCTGGCCCTTCGGCCCCGGTCCGCTCCCCATGGGGAAATAACCCCAACCGTAACCACTGATATAGGCCCAACCGCCTGCATCTGGCGGCGGCTTCACCACTGTACCGGGCGGCACGTCCGGCGGGATCGGCGGCACATCCGGGGGAATGGGCGGCAAGGGATGACCGGCCACCGGCGGGAAACCAGGCCCCGGCGGAAAATTGATCCCAGGTGGTCCCCAAATCGGATGCTCCGGGTGCGGCGGAACGCCACCACCAGGCGGCCCACCGTCAGGCGGCACCTGATCGGGCGGCAAAATCGGCCCACCCCCGATATTCAAGCCATAAATGCTGGCCTTGCCGATAATCGCCACCGCCCTGCCGGACTTGTTGGCCTTGTCCCACAACACACCGTCAATCATTACTGGTACTTCTGCCATGGCTCACACTCCTTTGGTTAGCCCCTATTCGGTCAAAAATTTCTGCGGTATCAGGATTTTCCCTCCAAAACCGCGACGCGGGCACGAAGCGACTGGATTTCCTTCACCAGCAAAGGCACCAGCTTGGTGTCGTCGCGCGCCCAAGGCTTCTCAATGTTGGCGGGGTCAGTGCCGGGATCGCCCTGCACCACAGCAAACGGGGCGACGGTCGCCTCTTCCTGCGCCACGAAGCCATATGCCTCATGCTCGCCGTTCACCGTCCAATCCCACGACCGGACACGCAAGCCGTCGATGATCGCGCCGGTATCGGGCGCGTCCACGATATTGGCCTTCAACCGCGCGTCTGAGGACGTGTTGTAAGCGACACCCGTGCCGCCGCCTGTGATGGAGATGGAGCCAATCTGCGCTAGACCGTTGAAGGTCATATTGAGCATTGCCGCGCTGGCGCTGTCGCATCGCCATGTGTGGGCGAAGCCAGTTCCAATTTGGTATGTCATTTGGACCGGGGCGGCGCCGGAAGTGGACGCCCACAGAGCCGCCTTCGCGCCGATGGTGCCCCCGGCTGCGCTTGTCCCGACCAAAAAGCTGCCATCGGTCTCCCAGCGCGCACTTTCAACGCCGTTGACCGCTACCCTGACAGGGATGTTGGTAACGGACGCCAGCGTTACAAGTAAGCCGTCCGTAAAGACGTATCCCGTCGAAACGCCGCCGATACCAAGTGCAAAGATGGCCCCTGCGGAGCCGTTGACAGATATGTTGCCTCGGCCAGGGTTAGAATTAATCGCGGAAGGATTGCCGACGACAAGATTGCCGCTGAGGTCAAGGCGCATCTTCTCGGCGCCGCTGCCGCCAGTGGACCAACAGACAGGCCCGCTATCGCTACGGAAGATCATGGCATTGGCGGCGGCGGGGAAAACCATCGTATTGCCGCTTATGTCAATTCCCATGATGCAAGCCGGATCAGCACCGGCTTTCGTGAAGCGGATTACGCCATTGCCTGTCGCTGCTCCGTCGAGCTGGAGAACAGTGCCGTTGCCATGCACCGAAAGCGGATAGGACGGCACCATGCCGATGCCGAGATTGCCTGCCGCATCCAGCCGCATCCGCTCCGTGAGATTGGTGGCAAAATAAATCGGCTGCGGCTGCGCGGCGCTGAGCGTCAATCCGCCAAGGCCGGTCCCTTCCACCATTGTTGCATCGGTGCGATAGATGCCCGATCCGGCAAAGCCGGTGCCGGTGTGTACCAAAGCGCCATACCGGCTTCCGTTTGAAGCCTGGAAGCGGGCATTGGCATTGCCTCCGGGGTTGGGATTTAAGAGACTGACTTCGGCGCCGTAGTTCACGCTTTGGGTAATGTCGAGAATGTTGACCGGCACCATGCCAATGCCAACCTGGGCGAATTGAACCGGCGTGCCGGGCGTGATCGGCACGCCCGCCGCCGAAAACAAACCCCACACATCCGGCGCCAAACTGGCTTGCGTCACAATCGCGTTCTGCAAGGCGCCATCATCGCGCTGGATCAAGCCAAGCCTTGTCTCCGTGGCGTTGATCGAAGTCTGAATACGATTGTATTCCTGATCTATCGACGCGCCCGGCAATGGCGTGGACGGATTGGACGCCTGATAAGACGTGAAATCGAAGTATCGCGTATAGGGAGGCGGCGGCGACGACATGGCTACCCCTTAGAAGATCGCCCCTAAAAGCCTAAGTGCCCTTCCGCGTCCTGCTTGGGCTGACGCCTTGCTGCCGGGGGATGATCCGAGTTGAAGGCGCTGGACGCGGAAGGGACACCGTTCAGGCTAGATGAGAGAAACGCGCAAAGCCGACGCCACTGAACTTCTTGCGTAGTCCCAACCAACCCAAAAGCATCAAAGCAAAACCGACAAGCGACAAGGTGCCGGGCTCCGGCACCGCCACCAGCGGCACGCAGGAGGTGGCGCTGGGCGAGGACAATTGACACAGCCCGGAAACACGCGGCTGCTTGAAGTCATTGAAGCCGAATGGTGCGCCCGCATCCGACGCATCCGCCGTGATTTGAATATCCTTAATCACCTCATCATTGATCGTGGTGATGGTGAAAAAGTTCTGGCCGTTGCCAAGCGTATAAAAAAACGTATTGCTGAACTGATCCGTCACCTTAATGTCAAAGGTGCCTTCGCCAAAATCGAGATTGCCAATGAAGTCCTGGGCTCCGATCAGCGACGGCATCTTGATCTCCAAGTCGGTCAGTTGATGACCATTGGCGCCGCCCGCGCCATCGGTGCCACAACCGCCGCCCGGCAAGACACAAGTAATATCAGCCTGACCAACACCATTGTCGGAAAGCTCGCTTTCCGCACCCAGCCCGCCCGGCACAATGTCAAACGTAATCGGCGTGCCCGACTGGTTGGTGGTGCCGACAATCACCGGCACATTGGTAATCTGCGATGGACCGAACAAAATGTTTTCCTCGTTGACTTGAGGATTGTTGCCCGGCGTGAAAATGAAATCGGCATTGGCCGCAACAGTCGTGCAAGCAAGCAATGCTATTGCCATCGGCACTGCCACCGGCACTGCCACCGGCA